GTACAATTTTATTGTAATGTTAATTTTTTCCTCCTAGGTTATTCTGATCTAGGAGGTTTTTCTTTTAAAAAAGTAAAAAACGATCGTGGAGAATTAATATATAAAATAAAACAAATATCTATTATGATGACTTTTATTATTAATCTGTTCAAAAGAACAAAGAAACCAACATTACCACCATTTCATAATGAAATAATGCAATTCATTAATGAATTAAAAGAAGAAAATAAAATGACAAAAATAAAAATTAATAAATAAAAATATGGAAAAATCAATCACTCAAATCCAAAATGATATACTATATGCAGTAGTAATGGATAAGACACAAGAGTTATTTAAAATTGCATTGAATCAATATAAAGAAAATGTATCAAAAGATACAGTTGATATTAGCATGTTATTTGAAATTTATAACGAAGTTTTTAGACAATATAAAGAACTTAATCAATTTGTATATAGTACAAGATATTTTGCTAAAATTAAACAATTTAGTAAGTTAAATTTTAAACAATTAAAAGAACAAGCAATAATTAAAGAATTAAAAGAAGATTATAAAGAATATTTCGATGAGGTAAAATAAATATAAAGGCGATATTAATATCGCCTTTGTTATTTTGTTAACATTTTAAAATAGGCCATCAAGTAAAAGTACGAATAAATTTTGAATAAAAAACTATTTTAACAATTTTTTATTGATAAATCTTAATTTTCTTTTTATGCTTTTAAAATTTGATTCAGATTTATTTGTATTTTGTATAACAATACAATGGTCCCCATTAAATGTATCTAATTTATACATTAATTCAGACATCTTATTTTTTAATTCTGCGTTCATATATAATAATTATTTTTTTAATGATTCAATTCTACCTACGATAGTTTCTTTAAGAATCTTAATTTCATTTAATACTTCAACTCTAGTCGTTGTTTCATTATTAATAACTTTATCCATTGTAACAGTCAATGACTGAATCAATTTTAAAGTTTCTTTTTCATTGATACGTAATTCTTCTTGCAATTTTTCAATTTGTATTATATATTTCTTTTCTTTATTTAAAAAATAATAAATACCTGCAACAAGAGTAGCAATAACTGGAGCTAGTTTTGCTAATCCTAATAATATTTGATCCATTATTCAGTGGTTTTATGTTTTTGTTTTCTATTATATTTCTTTTTATTTTTATGCACTTTTGGTTTTGTATGTTGCCAAATTTCCTGCATAGAAATTTCAATTATTTTCATTAGATAAATGATACTCTTTTTCTATATCCGCTAGATCCTCTTCCACAAGAACAATGATTTTTTTTAATGTATGAATCTTTATTTAATTTATCCATAAACTGAGGATAATCATCTTTATTCTCTACTAAGAAATCAATCAATGCTTGTTGCCATGCATCAGCTTTATCTGTATAATGATGATATAAATACTTCATATTAGTTTCAGATGCAGCTTGAGAAAAATCTCCAGATTGTGTTTGAACACCTTTATTTTTTAATTGTAATGTTAAAGATATTACTGCATCAGCAGCAACTCTCCAGGCCATTACTTCTTTTATTTCATCAATTAAATCACGTTCTGCAGGAGTTAATAATAATGGATTATTTGCTTGTAATGCAACATTGTAAGCATCCAATAAATATTTAAAAAAATATGTACCTAATTGTTTACGTAAATACATGTTAGCAGTAGATGGAATTATTGGTGTTAAATCTTCCATACTAACGTTTTTAGTAATTCCTGTATTTCCTTTAAGGTATTTTTCACCTATGAAATATTCTGTATCGTTTGCCATGTCTTTATTTTTTCTTTTTTACTAATTCAAATGTTTCATCTTCAGTATTATTAACAATAGCCTTTTCAACTATTTGATAATTGTTAATAACTAATTTATGATTAATTCCAGCAATATATGCTAATTCGTTTATAAATTCTGTAACTTCTTCTCTTAATGGCATAACTGTATTTTTTTCAAATATAGTATATGCATCTTGAATTTGAGTAGTTGCGCCTAATTGTCCTTTGATACCAATACCCATTATAGATGGATTAATCATAAATGATTGACACATTTTATCATTTATAATATCAACAGTTTCTAAGAATAATTTATCGTTATTATTTACAGGAACTGGAATAAATTCTGGTGTGTCATCAAATCCGTCACCTTCTAATACTAAAATATCACCAGCACCATCAGCACCTTTATTATATCTAACGTTCTCAATTAAATCTTCATATGCTTCATCAGTTAATGTTTTAGGCACACGTAAGATGATAGAAGGGAATACAGAGTTATTCATATTAGATTTCATAAAATATGCTATCTCACCATCTAAATAACCTAAATTTAATATAGAATTAACTGTTGGAATAGGATATACAGATTGACCAGCAGAATTTGCTTGGTATACAAATAAAGATTCTTTTTCTTTACAATTGTCAGAATATTTTACATAAATTTTTTGTGCATTATGTTGTAACCAATCTTCTGAATATGCAAATTCACATAACATTGAATCATTACGAATATCAGCAGGATCAAATCTGTGCATAGATTTAAATACCCATACTTCTTTACCACCAATTGTTTTAGCTTCTTGACAAATTTTAACACATATTCTTTCGTGTAAAATGTAATCTCTTGTTAATTCTCTTACTAATTTTTTAAATTGGTTTTTACGTTCAAATACATCTATGTTTTTTTTCTCAAGACCAGTTACTACATTTTCCCATTCATATCCACCACCAATTACTGCATTAGTTGTAAATTTAATTATGGCTTTTAATAATCCAGAAGTATGGTAAATTTGATTTACTATTTGTGGATATGCATTATCTGCTCCAAACATTACAATATTTCTATTTGTATAATATTTAGATATGAAAGGTAATGATAAATTTCCTTTACCAATTTTAACAAATGGTGAAGAATAAGTTGATTTTTGATTTATTGTAAATGCTGTTCTACCACCAGATTGCTTAGCAAAATTATTTACAGATTCTTGTGTGTGTTCTGTAGCAACAAAATTAGTCTTAGCTTTTGTTTTAGAAAAGAATTCGTATCCTAAAATATTCATATTTTTTATTTTTATTTTTATATATTAATTATTATAGAGCTTAATCAAATATTGAATCTTTAGTTGGTTCTTCGCCTACTACTTGCATCAATCCAATTTCAACTATATCATCTTCATTTATGACTACATCTTCAATATCTGTAATTGGTTCGAAGTAATCATATACTCTATATTCATATTGTCCAAATTTTAAATTTAAAGGAATATTAATTCCTCCTGTTTTAGATCCTGTTCCTGATTCAACCAAAATAAATGAATCATATAATGATGAGGTACTTTGATTAGGCGCTATGAAATAGATAGGATTAGCGTCTATAACAGCTTCATAAATGAATTCAAATATAAATCCTATACTATCAGTTTTAGATAGCTCAGATAACGTTAAAACTATCTCATTTGATGTTTCTTGTTCTATATAAATCATAGCTTTTTTATTTTTATTTATATTAAAAAAGGTGATGACTTATAAAATCATCACCTTTAATTTTTTGTGTTATGTATATAATTATACTCCTACTTCTAATAATGCTAATGCATCTGCTTCTGCAATAGTATAAGCTCTTTGACGAGTTTCACCCGTTAAGATTACTTCGTATTTAGAATTATCTGCTTTTGCTACACCTGAAGTTTCATCACCACCTGTTAATTGCAAATCTTCTACAATCCACCAAATTTCATTTTCATCTTTGTAAACGCAGAATAAATAACGCTGTCCTTCACCTAAGATCTTAACTGCTTTTGATTTATTTGCTTCACGTTTAACAAAAGGAATTGTCATTGTGTGTGTAAAATAAGTTGAACCTGCAACAACATCAACATTTGGAGAAGTAACGTGAGATGCATTACCTCTTAAAACTGAATACTCAAATGCTTGAGTTCCTACGGCCATTTCAGCAGTAGCAATCCATGTAGATGGAGCAGGAGTAATAGTAATGTCATTCATATCACCTATAATTATACGTCTAATACCTCCCAACCCAGATTCTGAGTCACATACATAAGGTAATCCTGTATTTTCTGAACATGCCATGTTTTTATATTTTTAATATTTTTTATTTTTGTTTTATAAAGAGGGAGATTCAATATCTCCCTCTATCATTGTTTCAACCTTCTTACCAGTTGTAAGTTACGAATTCACTAGGGTTAGTAAAGTCAACACCGAATTTGAAGTCAGATATTGAACGGATTTTACGATCTCCTGTTGTTCTTTTCATCTCTATGTTGATGATTTCTGATTGATCAGATACTAAGTCAGTTAACATAATGAAGTTATCTTTCAAACCAATTACCATTTTGTTAGCGCTCATTCCTTTTGCAACAACGATTTGAATATCTAAGTAAGATAAACCTAAAGTTTTAGTTACATAATTTTGAGTATTTCCAGCAGCAGAAGCAGCTAAGTAAGCAGCAGCCAAGTTTGGAGCCATGTACCAGATTAAATCTGAACGGAATTTAATGTTTGTTGGAATAGCAGCATACATTTTAGCCATTTCTGACAAGATATTAGCAGAAGGATCTGCAACACCTACAATGTTAGTCATTCCACCAGCATATCCAGAACCACCTGCAGTAACAGTTACACCAGTTACAGTGATTGTTGGAGATGAACCAGTTGTTGCTACTGTGAAAGTAGCTCCTGTACCACCACCAGCGTTGTTGATAGTTACAGTTGTTGGAGCAACAGAGTATGCACCTGGAGTTAATACAGTGATTCCAGTGATAACACCGTTAACCATATTTACACCTAAAGTAGCAGCAGTACCAGTACCGTTTAAAGTAGCAGTGATTCCACCATCTAATTTAGCTTCTAAACCGTCACATAAATCTAAGTAAGTACCAGTTGAACCAGCAGTATTACCTTTCCATGTTAAGATTTCTAAGTTGTCATCGATTGCAGCAATCAATCTTTCTTGGTAGTGTGCCCAAAATTCTGGAGTTAATCCATTTGTATCAGCGAAATTGATTTGGTTAGAACCAGCTTTCATATATTGAGATACGAAAGAAGACTCTAAGTCATATTGACATAATTCAACTCCTACACCAATTTTACATGCTTCCATTGTTTTAGCCCCTAAGTTAGAGTCTGTAGCAACGAAATCACATCCTGCTTCTTGTAATACGTTACCGAATTCTAAAGAGGCAATTTTTGTTCTTTCTTTAACGTTGATTAATTGACGGAAGTTAGATGTAGATCTTTCAGTCAATAACGCTTTAACGTAAAATTGATTAGGATTAATCTGTAACAAAGCGTTGTTTTCAACATTTAATTCGAAAATAAATTTCTTACTCATTTTTCTTTTTTATATTATTTTTTATTTATTCTTAAATAACGTATTAAACGCCATTGCATTTTTTTGTGAAGCTGACATTTTTTCAGATTTGTTTAACTCTTCTGGAGTTTCACCTGCTTCTTCTTCTTCTTCATCCATTTTGATCTCTAAATCAGCGATCATTTTAATAATTTCATCAAGTTTAGGTTGGATTAATTCCATAATCTCGGCTTTAGTTGCATCGTCAAGAGCTAATTTTATTTCTTCAGTTGCGGGCGTTTCTTCACTTGGTGTTTTTTCGTCGGCTAACTCTTGTTCTGTTGTTGTTTCACTTTCAGATGCTAATTTTGTTTTGTCTGCTTCTAATTCTGCATCAGCAGCTGGAGTTTCTGTATCAGTAGATTCTGGTGCTTTTTCACCTGCTTCTTTTACTAAAACGATTATACCATCTGAATCAACAAAAATCTTAGAACCATCTTCCAATTCGTATTCACCATCATTTATAGTATACTGAACTCCTTCATATGTGTAAGTAACTTTGTCACCTACTGCAAACGAAGTATTGTCAACATCGTTCTGCCATTTAGAAATCTCGCTAATGATTGTGAAATTTTTTCGTTCAATCTTAGAAAATATTTTTTTCTTCATTTCTATTTCTGTTTTTTTATTTATTAAACTTGATAATTTCATTCCTAAGAAACCTTCAATTGAATAACCAATCTTACCTTCTTCAACCAAACTATCGTATTGTTTTCTATCTTCTACTTTAGACATTATCATTACTGTTCCACTTGGTACTTCTATACCAAATTCTGTAAATGCTTTGTCTGTTTTACTATCAAATACTGTCCAAACTTCTAAAATAAAAGCGCTTATTCTTTTATTTGTATGGTTATCGTTAAAAACATCAATCTTTTTTATTTGGTTTTTCATAAACTTCTCTTGAAGTTGCTGAATCACTGACTTTTCAAAGATTACATCATACTCAAAATCTTCTTCCTCATCATATCTATAAATAGGTAAATCAGGAATTAATACAGGTGCTACAATTATTTGCTTAACATCATCAACTTTAAATTTCATTGGCTTAGCAGTTTTATTTAAAGCAACTCCAACTGTCATTATTGCTGGATCTGCTGTATAAGCAATTTCATCATATCCAAGATCTTCGCCATCTGAATACTCATTATCAATAGTTATTTTGTATAAAGGACGTTTCATATTTTAATTCTCGTATAACTATACTATAATCTATTTAGAAAAAATACAATTTTTATTACTAATAGTATATAATGAACATTAGCAAAAACAATATATAAAATAAAACCAAAATTATGATTACTATTAAATATAAAGGAGAAGAATATGAGATGAAATCTGATGTAAAAGATTTTACTGTAGAAGAATTTGAGATCATATGTCATTATTTACAAAAAGACACATATGAATTAAAAGAAGAAGATAAATATTCTCCAGCATTAAATAAAGAAGATTTAAAAAGAGTATTAGAACAATTAACAATGTTGGATAATTGGTTTAATATTTTAGAATATTGTGGATTACCGGATTTTGTATTAGATGAGATAGATCATATTGATTATTTTAAATGTATTCAGTCATTAAATTTAATTCCAGATAATACAGATAACATGGTTAAAACTTTAGAAATAAACGGTCATATTTTTACAGCATACGATGATGATGAATATAAAATTAAAATGAAAGAATTAAAAGAAATTCAAAAACAATGTCATTTTCATCCTACATTTACATATAGATATACCTTAGCAGTTATTTTTAAAAATGATTATATAACTAATATAGATGAAAAAGCAGCAATGATGAGTCAAGTAAATGCTGAATTAGTATTTCCATATTTGAAATATACATCCGATAAATTAATTAACGATTTTACAGCAAAATATGGACAACAATAAAATAGAAATGATTAGTAGTTGGAATGATGTTTCAACTGAAATGTTTCAAGAAATATACTTAGCTAAACCATCAAATTTTGATTCAATATATATGTATAAGCTTGAGATGTTTTCTATCTTAGCAGATGTAGATGTTGATGATGAAGAATTTGATGAATTAGAAGCTGATGAAGTATTTGAAGCATTAGAAAAAATATCATTCATTGAAAAAGATCCAACATCAAATAATAAAAAAGTAATTGGAGAATATACATTTAGAGAATATAATGATCAATATAATCCATTAACTCTAGCTGAATTTATTTCATTAGAATATTATTTTAGTAAAGATTTTGTTAAAAATTTACATCAGATTTGTGCTATTATGTATAGAAAAACTACAACTGATCAATTTAATAATATAGTTTTCGAAAAACATGGCACATATAATGCTAAAGAAAGATCAAAAGAATTTGAAAATTTAAAAATAACAGATGTATTTGGTGTAATTTCTAAGTTTATTCAATTCAAAGCAGCATTTGTTAAAGCATATTATCAACTATTTGAACCTGCAGATGGAGCAATATCTGAAGAAGAGATGTATAAAGGCTTAGAAGAATGGGAAATATATGAATTAAAGAAAGAATTGGAACGTGATAAAGCATTAGCAGTCTTTAATTGGGAAAGAGTATTAGATGAAATGACTGGTGGAGACATAACAAAACAAGAAGCAGTATATGATTTACCACTATATCAAGTATTTAACAAACGTTTATATGATCATATGATGAAATTAAGAGCTTCTGGTAAGTAATGATTCAAAATATTCAATGTAAAATTGTTCAATTATGGATTTTAATTCCATTGAGTTATTAAACGTATCAACTATCCAACCATTATTAATGTATTGAATATATTCAAATGCATCATATCTTATTTTTAAATCACCATTTTCAAATGAACAATGAAATTTAATAGAATTAAAAAGACCACCACTCTTGTAGTAGTCTCCTGCTTTAATGATATTATGCATCAATGCTTCTAACTTAAAATTTAAATCTTGTATTGTCATTTATATTAATCTTCTTTTGGTATATCACATTCTGAGAATGTACCTACTTCTATAGTAACTCTTAATACTGCACCTGCAACATAATCTAAATCATAGTTATTAAATGGTGTAATATATGGATCAGTTATAATATCATAGTCATAATCATTATTTGATGTTAACTCTTTATAAAACATGTTTAATATCAACATACAATCTGAAACAATATAATTAATATTGTCTCTATCTTTTTGTATAATATCAACACAATAAATATCAACATCAAAATAATTTAAATTTGATGTCATACGTTGCATAATTGGTACAACATAAATAAGCGGATAACGTTCATCTTTAGTAGAGAAATTCGGCATCTGTTCTCTAAACTCACCACCGAATTTCTTAACCATTTTGTTTTGTTCCGCTATACTCTTTAATTTTTGGTATAATTTTACCCAAGTTATATTATTCATAATCTTATAATTTTCCTGCAGCAGTTATCTGTTGCACATTGTTTTGTGTATTTGTAATTTCATCAACACCAACTGTTACATTAATGTTTTGTGTTTTATTTGCTTCTGCTGAATTTTGTCCAGTTGCATTATTTGAATTATTCGAATTACCAAACAAATTAAAAGCAGGTGTTACTGCTGCAGATGCACTAGCACCTCCTGCACCAGTTGATGGTGAAGCACTAGTTGATTCAAATTTACTGTTCTTAATTTTTGCTACGTTAGCTACAACAGTTGCTGCGGCTAATGCTGCAAATAATGGACCAGTAACTGCACCTACTACAGGAATTGCTGAACCAGATGAATATGCTGCTAATACTGCTTGAACACCTTGAATAATAGCTTGTGCAATTTGTAATTTTTTATTTATTTCAAATTGTTTTTTAGCTAATTTTTCTTCAGCTGCTGCTTTACCTTCTGCATTTTTTTGTGCAGCGACTAAGTTTTCTTGTAATCTAGCTTTCTCTTCTTCAGAAGCTTTAGAACCTTCTTCATTAGCTTTATCAAAAGCTTCTTGTGCAGAAGTAACTTGTTCATTAGCTGCATCAGTTGCTTGTTTTGCTTTTTGTGAATTAACATCTTGAAATGCAGTAACTGCACCACTTAACATATTTAATCCTTCTTGAATAGAAGCTACTATTTTTTGAGCTGCAGCTATGTTAGCTTCTTCATTCATCTTGCGATATTTATCTTGAATAGCTTTCTTTTGTTCTTCAGTTAAACCAACAACTTCTAATTCACGTTGCATTTGCTCATCCCAAACTGCTTGTTGAGCGGCCATAATTCCAACACCAGAATCTTTAGCATCAGCTAATGCTTTATTTAAAGATTCCATTCTAGCATCATCTTCAATCTTCTTCTTATCTGCTGCTGCTTGATTAGTAATAGCTAATTTATCTGCATCTGCTTTTTTCTGAATAGCAATTAAAGTATCTTGAAATGCTTGCGTAGCTTTAATCTCTTCACTTGCACCAGCAATTAATTTATCTTGTTTCTCTTTAGCTTTAGCATCTATATCTGCAAATACTTTTTGTTGATCAGTTGATGTTACTTCAAATAATAATGCATCAAATGCTTTCTTATCTGCTAATTCTTTATCATCATATTTTTTAGTAATTTTATCTGCATCTATTTTTTGTTGTTCTAATAATGCATTTAATCTTTTACCTTTTTCTCCTGTATATCCAATAACTTTACCGCTTTCATCTTTTATAGCATCACCAATTAATTTCTCATTTGTTTTAGTATCTTCAATTAAACGCTCATATTTTATAGTGTTAGCTTTCTCTTCTTTCTTTTCACCTTCTTCCATTAAAGATAATTCTAAATCTTGTTGTTGTCTTAATGCATCAAATCTATTTTTAGCATATTCTTCTTGTTTCTTTTTCTTTTCTTCATTAGCTCTTTTACCTGCAGCAATTGCTTCTTTTTGTTTTTGTTCAGCTTCTTTCTTTTCTGCTTCGCTTTCTTGTTTTTGTTTTGATTTTTGATCGGTATTATATTGTGCATTTAAAATCTTTTTATCAGTTTGATATTGACCATCTAATGCTTTTAAATCTTTATACTTTTGTCTGTGTTGTTTAATTTCATCAGCAATTTCTTTTGCTAAATCTTCATTACCTTCTTCTAAAGCTTTTTTGTAAACTTGTTTCTTTAAATCTAATATTACTTTTTCAGCATTAACATTTCTTTTTCTAGAATCTTCTCTTACTTTTAATAAATTTAATTCTTTATAATGTATCTCTTCTTCAGATGCACCCCTTGCTTTTGCTAAATCTAATACATTTTGTGCATTACGTTCATTAGCTTCATTAGATCTAGCTATTAAATCTAACTGTTCTTCCATTACTTTATTCAAAGCATTGTTTTGTTCTTCAGCAACTTCAGTAGAAGAGCTAAATAAATACAATGCACCAACTAAAGCTGCTATACCTGCTATGATTAAAAACACAGGATTCAATAACATAGTAGCATTTAATGCAGCAGTAGCAACTTCAGCACCTTCTGTAGCAACAGTTTGAGCACCTAATGCAGCAGTATCAACAGCTTCAGCAGCCGCTTTAGTTCCTGTAATAGCAGCAAATACTGAAGATATAGTAGCACCTCTTGCAGTTAATGCATTTAATACTTTCATACCAGATGAATATGCTTCAATACCACCAGTAACAGCCTTTGTAATACCTTCTACTTTAGCAAATGTTTGTGCAATTTGTTCTACAGAACCAGAACTTACACCCACTAATGCTAAACCGCCAGCCATATCAGCAAAACCACCAGCAACAGATTTTAATTCTCCTGCTAATTGTTCATTATCTAATGCTTCGTTTGATAATTCTATATTTCTTAATTCAGTATTAGTAGCAATTAATTGTTGACGTAATTTTTCATACTCTTCAGAACCTACTTGTACATTTCTAATTGATTCATTTAATTCTTGTTGTTTAGCTTCTAATTCACCAATTGAACCAGCAACAAGTTTAACATCATTACCTAAATTAGAAAATTCTTTTTGTGATTCAGCAACATCAGATAATTCTTTATTTGTTGCAGCCAATTGAGTAGACAAATCTTTATAAGCATCAGAACCAATTTCTACTTTTTCTAATTCTTTATTTAATTCTGATTGTTTTTGTTTTAATGCACCAATAGAATTGGCTGCAAATTTTGCATCTTTTCCAGTTTCAGTTAAACTGTCATTTAATGTTTCAACAGTAGATGTTAATGTTTTAATTTCACCTACCATCTTAGTAATTAATGCAGGATCTGTAGCACTTTGTAATGAAGCTTTAACTTCATCTAATCGTTGACGTAATGCAACAACTGGCGCTGAATCTACATTTAATCCTAATTCTAATATTGCTGCCATGTATAGTTTTATTATTTATCTTTTTTTATATATTAATCTTGTTGAAGTCCGATTATATTCTATACTATAATTTACATGTAATTTTTTTTCATTATAATTTTTATATGTAAAAATAAATTTATAGATTTGCATTATAACTTTAAATAATAAATAATATGGCAATCGCATCAAATGATTATCCGCAATTAACAGTACAAGAAGTATGTACTAAAATGGGATTAAGTCCTGTATCTGGCTCTTATGAAAGAGCATTATGTAATTATCTTGGAATCTTTTCTGCTACAGTAAATGGTTCTTGGATTCAAACATTGTACCCAACATTAGTAACTATTTATAACGATTTAAAAAATCAAACGTATTCTGGTTTAACTATTGATCAATATAAAGATGACCCTCAAGGTATTGATTATAATGCTCCATATAATGTTCCAGGTATGTATGCTTATGCATATAATCCATTGATATTAACATATCCAAATTATACATCTATGGGTTTATATACATTCATTCTTTATCCAGGTGATCCTATTTATGGTGAATATTATTTTGTGCCAACACATATTATCTCTTGGTTAAGTCCAGAGTTTATGTTGTTTGTTCAAATATCTGCAGCTGATGATTTACAAACTCAACAAATTAGTACGAACTCTGCAGCTGATGCATCTTTAGCAACTACAGTTGCTGGTCATACTAGTCAAATTGCTACATTGAATACACAAATTCCTGCAGCACCGAGCTACAATAATGCTCCTGGTCGATCTTTAAATTCTTCTGTGCAGATTTCTACTACGAAGCGTACAAGAGTGTCTTATACAATCTCTTTGACTACTGCATTGTCATTATTAAATGCTTCAGCCGCTGGACAAGTGTTCTTAGAAATTAGTGCAAACAATTCTACTTGGACTACAATAAATAGTGCAGGTATTTCTAGATCATTATCAATTGTAATTGCAGTTGGTTTAAATGAAACTGCTTACTATAATGTACAAGGTGAAGTACCAACTGGTTACTATGTTCGTCTTAGAACAGTAACATCTGGTGGTGCAACTATGGCTTTTGTATCTGGACAAGAAGTTCAATACTAAAAGTTGCACTACTAAAAGTAAAATACGCTATATATAAAAAGAGGAATGTTATGTTCCTCTTTTTTATTTGTAAAATATATACATTGTAAAATACAATTTGTTTAAATGTTCACAAATTGTATTTTAGTATAATCAACTTTAGCTAACCAAGATACAGTTGTTGATGCAGCACCTGTTACAGTTAATCTAAGTCTAGTTCCAGTAAACGTTCCAAATGTTGCTGCAAATACAGTAGTCCCTGTTTCTCCAGGTATAGAGTTTATAGCTAATACAGTAGGAGCTGACATTACACCACCAACATTTTTAACAATATATTTACCATTCCAAACTCTTGAATTAGATCTATTTGTAACTGAAGTAATTGTAGCTTGTAATGTAAATGTCATAACCCAAGCTTCTCCAGCAGGAATATTAATACCTACGTTTCCAGCACCATCTAATAAATCTGTTACAGTAGCATTTGTAGTTACATTTGAAATAATAATTGTTCCTTCTTGTGCTTTCATTCCAGATAATACACCTGATCCAGCACATCTTTCAGCATATGTTGTTGCTGTTGTATTTGTACCATAACTAAATGATGCAGTTGCACCCGAAGTAGGTAAATGACTATCTCCTGTAACAAATGAATATCCAGCAGCAACATTATTATTAGATCCGGTTACAACTGTTCTAACAGCAGAGATCGTATTAGATACACCACCCAAAATTACACTTAAAGCTCCTGAAATAGTATTAGTATGTCCGCCTATTATTGCTGATGAATATGCTGCAGAAGTTATTGAATTACCAGAAGGTCCAGAACCAGTATAACCACCAGAAATAATATTAGCATATCCAGAATTACTATTAGATCTACCGGCTAAAATAACTGAATGATTAGATGCAGTTTGATGAAGATTATCTAATCCACCAATTATAGAATTACCTTCACCAAATGTTATATCAGAAGATTCACTAGAAATAATACTATTATATTTACCTGTTCCAGAAATAGTATTTGCACTTCCACTTATTATTATTTGACTTAAATTTACACTATTTATTGTATTATTATTTCCTACAATAATACAATGTTGCGAACCATTTGTTGTACTATTATTTAAACCTCCCAATATATTAGTATTAGCTGAAGAAATAGTATTTGAAGCACCACCTAAAATAGCATTATTAGTTCCAGTACTAGTTATAGTATGTGATCCTCCACCAATTATAGAATTATTAGATGAAGCTAGTGTTGCATTAGTTGTATTAAACAAACCAATTCCAGACACTGTACCAGTAACTGTAATTGTACCAGAATTAATAAATGCAGAGTTAGATGCTGCAGATGTACCGACAATATCACTATATAAATATATAGAATTACTACCAGTAATACTTGTCATATTAGAGCTAATTAATGTAATATCCGAACCAGTAATACTTGAAGCAGAATTAAAAGAAAATATAGTATTAGCTGTAGATGTTGTAATAATACTAGATGTTAATGAATAAGTATTAACAGAATTATTATTAATAATTGAACCTGTTTGAGATGATTGTGTATTACCAAGTATAATTGAATTAGGACTTTTATTTAAAGATAAATTACCTAAATAATATTTATATGTACCAGTTGGTCCACTAAAACTACTTACGGTATTAACTCTAGTTTCTAAAGAATAAGATAATTTTGTACTATTAGTAATAGTAAATTGTGTTGAAGATAAATATGTTATTGTTAAATTATAAACATCACCAGTCAATTGATCAATAACTGAAATTCTAGCACCTAAACCAGTACCAATATTAAACTTATTTGTAGTTGCACCCACATTAGTACCTGCAGTATTAGTGATAGTAACACCGTTTAATGTACCAGTTCCAGAACCATTAGTTAATGTAATTGTTCCTATCCCTAATCCATTAGTTATTTGTACACCTGATAATTCTGATAATGTAGTATCATCATATGCACCTATTATATTTCTATAATCTTTATTATAACTCATTTTTTATTTTATATATTTTTATTTTATAAACCAATTTGAACCATCACTAATTACTGTAATTGATTCATATGCATTTGTTATTAATTGAAATAATAATCCATCTATTGTTTGAGATGTTGTAGTATTTATTGTTATATTTCTAACACCAGCATTACCAACTTTATCTTTAATTGTAAAGTTTCTACCAGTATTTCCTACAGCTGTTGGTAATGTAACAGTTATAGTTGTTGATGTAGTATCTACTAAAGTTACATTTGATGATAATGTTGTATTAGCTGATATAGAAGCAACTGAATCATATAATGCTGCAGTATCTAAAGCTAATGTTGGATTACCAGAAACACCATTACCATTTGTTACTGTTATTTGACCAGCAGTTCCAGTAATTGTTCTTTGTGCCCAAGTATCTGTTGCTGTTCTTACTGCAAATCCTGTACCAGCAAGTGCTTCCAAAGCAGCAAGATCATTTGCTAATACTAATGTTGGATTACCAGATATACCATTACCATTAGTAAGAGTTATACCTGCAGCTGGTGCAATAATAGTTCTATTAACCCAAGTAGTAGATGATGTTTGAACTACAATACCATTTGAATTATATGCATCCCAAGCAGTTAATCTAGCAGATAATACTGTTGGTAATGATGATACATCTCTTAATTCTATATTGCCAGTTGTTGAATTTCTAACAACTAATTTAGTCTGTGCGTTATTTGTTGTAGGTACATATGGAATATTTATATTATCATTACTTAAAATTAATATATTTCCTATTTCTCCAGCAAAAGTAATATCAGTTGGAGTAAATGATGCAGACTTATTAGTTGTTGTTGTATTTGCGCCAATAGCAATTAATGAATCACCTATACCGATGATACTATTATTTCCACTAATATTATCAGTAAATGAAGATACTACAGCATTTGCATTTACTTCAACTAATGAAATTTTATCATCAACACCATCATTAAATCCAAATGAAGTAATAATATTTTCAATACCATTTCCTGGATTCATTATTATTTGTGCATTATTAAAGTTATTGGTATCATTAACAGACATATTAATTGCTACATCTGTTGAATTACCATTTAAATCTATAGCACCAAATGAACCATTATCTTTTGATACATTAGAATATACATCTTTAGATGCTACTCTTATTTCACCATAATCTGAATTCAACGTACTAGCAGTTTTAATACCTGTAAATACAGAGTTATCTGGATCAATGATAATAGTATGTGTAGTATTAGTACCAAATCCACCAATACCAATACCTGGATTACCTGGTGTACCAAAATCAGTAAAGAACATATATGCAGTTCCTGCAGTATTTTGTAATAAATCACCATCAGTTAATATAATATTATTACCGTTAGTAATATTGCCGGCAATTAATACATTTTCTAAATCAGGTGTTACACCAACAATAGATGATGCATCTACTTCTTCAATATTACCTGTTGATGCATTACGAGCAAGTACTTTTGTATTAGTGTTATCAGTTACGGGTATCTGTTGAATAATTGTTGTAGCTGTATTGATAGTATAAGTAGTAGCTGTCAATATATTCTGAGATGTATCAGTTCCATTTGTAGATGTTGCTATAACATTAGTTGATCTAACAGCAAGGTTAGATGAATCAGAACCATTAATAGTCTGCATACGAACACCAATAGCTGGTGATCCAGGACGGAACAATATGTTAGATGATGTAGAACCAGCTATTTGACTTAATAACATTGTATTAACAATACCAGAGTCCATTGTAATATTACTATTACCCGATGAACTTGTAATAGGGCTTGAACCACCAGCATTTAATACAATTGGATTAGCACCAGTTGTTGGATCAATTGATAAAACACCGGGTAAACCAGAAATGATTGAAGATGTTGGTATTCCATTTATTGAATCAGACCAAATACCTCCAGTCGTTGGTGTAATATTACTTCCAACTACTAATACATTATCTAAACCTTCACCTATATTATTATTATCACCAATAATTAATGATTTAGATAAAGAAGTATTATCATCACCTATTATAAGTGCATTTGCATTAACTACATTTCTATCGCCAGTTATATCCGCTTTAGTTCCACCTACTGCATAGTTTCCATTACCTACAACTAATCCGCCTAATACATTAGATCCAACAGTATTATTATTTCCTGCTACATCTGCAAATCCAGATATAATATTATTACCAACCCATCTAACTCTTTCAACATCTTTAATAGGTTTAAATATAGTATCTGATGAACCAACAGCAATAACTGGTTTTGTTTTAAATGGAGTAAATTCTAATTCATTATCAACCGAAATTAATTCTACTTTAGTAGGACCAACCATAGTTGGATTATAATCAACAATTTGATTTATATTATAATATGCATTATCAATACGAATCTTATCATTCAATTCCATTTTCTGAATATCATAAGCATTTAAATCAAAATATGCTATCAACATGTGACCTTTATTTAATTGATTTAATGTACGTCTCCAGTGATAATTGTACATATTATTATTTGTTTTATTACCAAATGTAGTATAGAAATAATAATCACATACACCAAAATTAATATCAAATGTTGGATTTATAGGTTTATTAAAGTGACTAAATAACGGATATGTAGTTAATCCTGTTTGACCTGTTTGACCATAATCATAAATATTCCATGGTGAACATGTATACATACCTCCATCATACAATATACGTATATTAGTTTTTGGTAATGCTCCATTTATTGCTGGAGTTACAGCACCAAATTGACTTAATGTAACAGGTGTTGGTGAGAATATAATTTCTTTTTTATCTATATCTTTTATATATTCATTATCGAATGTAAAATCCTGTTGACCATATACTTCATTAGAAGAATTAAAATATCCTTTATTTGGTTCATCAGTATCTTGTTTATATGATAATATAAATCTTTTCTTTTGTGATGCTGCTAACCAATTAATAGTTTGTTCTTTATTCTTATATAATTTCTTTGTCCAATCTACCGTTTTACCAGTGTCATAATATTTATCTCTAGATTTAATGATTAATTTATTTGGTTCATTAGGATCTATATCAATAAATAAATTATATAACTGTACTATTGATTTAATAAAATCTGCTTGTTGTATTTCTTTTGGAATATATTTATTTACATCAATCGGAAATCCAAATGCTACGGAATTTATTGTAGGTGTAACAACTAATCTTACATTTCTTATAGATGTTCTTAATTGTACATCTGCTAAAGGTGCTGATGAGTTATTAGCAGTTCTCCAATGTGATGTTGGTCCTTGTACAACACAATATGATTGCATTGAAAATTTAAATTGTTGTCCTATAGCAGGTGCACCAGTATATCCTAATGATTGATTTACTGAACCAACTGCATCAGTATTATTTGCTTGCTTCACATATGATATACCATTAGGAAGAGATGATCCTTCTCCTTTAATATATCCATTTGGTGGAGTTAAATAAGCATTACCATATGTAGTTGGAAAGTTATTACCAGTTGTTAAACCAAATTTAGATAAAACTCTAATTGATGCATTATTTAATGTTCCTGCACCATCTTCAACTAAATATGCTGTACCACCAGAGTTATTAACCCATTGTAATTCCCAATCAAATTCAATATTAAAACTTAAACCATTACCACCATTAGATGATATTTGATTTGAATATACACCAGTTGTTGGATTAAATGCTCCGGCTGGATCTGTTACTTCAGTCCATGTTGTAATTGGATGTACAAATGTAGAGTTAGTACTATCACCTGGTGTAGCAGTACTTGTCATTATAACAGATGATTTAGTTGCTTCTACTCTGAATGCATCTATTTGTCCTTGAGTTAAATCAGCAGGATCACCATTATATGGAATAATTAATTTATCAAATCTTACATCATCATTAAATAATTCAGACCAATCATATGTAAATCCTTTTGATTTAAAAATATTATTCCAATAATTTAATGCATAAATTCCTGGTTGAAATTCTTGTAAGTTATATGAATTATCACTAATAGATTGTGGTAATACATATTTATATCCATTAATATATGTATGTGCAAATGATGATACAACGTTTGCAGCACTATAAGTATGTTTATATGTAGGAAATGATAGGTCAGTTAATTTAGATGATCCTAATTTAGTAAAGAAATCTACTGTAGCTTCTTTAACTAATACTGTATATTCAACTAATTCATCGTATGCTAAAGTATTCTGTACTTTCTTTATACCTACTAATTGCATTACAGCATTTTCTACAATAGGAACATTATCTTCTAATACAATACATTTCTGTAATCTGTTTACATTAAAAGTACCAGCAACAATATTAACATCAAAATAATTATTTAACAATGTGTTATTATTTTCAGATGCAGCTAATGTAATTGATTTAGAGAATGTTCCTTTACGTTCTGTTAAATCTCTAACTTCTGAAATAGCATAAGACACAGGAAAATTAGTATCTTCTTTAACATCTAAGTAACCTTTGTTTGTATCTATTAATTGTATTCTTACACTTTTATTTATCATCTTTATTATTAAATATTTATTATATCGTTTATAACTTTAACGTTAATTGTTTTTCTTTGTATTTTCTTATTGTATAATGGATTATAATCATTCTGTGATTCTTGTACTATACATTGATAATAAGATCCTTGTATTTTTATATATGTAATTGGTGAAGTCATTAACTGTTCAAAGTATTTTAATTCTAAATCATCTGTAAAAAAATCACTATTCAATTCATATACTGATTCAACCTGTACATTAGTAGTTGTTGACCATGTATCATATGTGTTATAAGTAAATTTACCACCGCTTACATTTCCTATTTGATTATTAAATTCTTCTCTATCTATTTTAGTATTTATCTTAGATCTTAACGGAAATGCAAATGAACCAAATGAACCTTTTCTATCTAAGAATACTATTTCATAATCTTCAATCTTACAATCGGTTTTAATATTAATTGTATATTGTTGTGATATTTGTAAACCAACAGAGTTAGCAAAATAGAAAGTATAATATGTTGTATCTGATTTAACTAATCCTGCTGTTCCTGCTAATACTGTTAATGATCCAGCATTGTTTGGTCCTACCGCAGTTTGTTTAATTGCTATGCTATTGTCTTGTACATTACGTCTAAACACATCACCATTTGAATTAGTGAAATAAATATAGTTACAGTTATTAGAAAAGAATGGTGCATAATTAATCCATATATCTTGAGATGCATAAGCATAAAAATTAAATGGCATATCAGTTAATGCACGTTCTAATGGAAATGATGTATTAATTAATTTATATAATGTTGGATCATATGTTCTGAAATCAATAAAACTAAATGCTGCATTATATGCAGTATAATTTGAATACGTTAATAAATCTCTTGTTATTGTTTTTCTATTATCTGCATAACTAATTGTACCTGTTGGTGTTATTGCATATGCAGATATATATGGTAAATCTATAACTTTTACTGTAGTTGATACATCATTAGTAACCGTATTTAAAGTTGCTAAAGGTAATGTTGTTTCATTAATAACTACTTGATCTCCTAATACAAACGTATTTACTGTTGATGTAGTTATTTGTAAATTACCAGCGTTATTAGCAAATGCAGATAATGCATAATTTACTACATACTCTTCACCAATCTTAACATCATATCTTAATTGCGCATTTGGTTGTGCTAATACAGAAGTGTTTGTTCCATTAAAATTATATGATATTAAATTCTGTAATATTCTAGATAAATCAATATAACCATAACCATCAGTTGGTCTTGGTGCTACTCTAAATTCTGCTATCTTTGTTGCTGTTCCTGCATAGTATACATCTACTACATATCTAAATCCTAATTGGTTCTTATTTGTTGAATCAAAGTAGAATACAACTGGATTATATACTGGAGTGAAATCACCTGGATTTCCTATATTACTTACTGCCATAATTATTTAATGTCTTTATATACTTATACTATTTTTATTTATATATTATTTTTATAAAGGTCCTATCGTTTAATTCTTCTGACAGGACTTGTAGTAGAAGGTTCTTTATCTCTTTTCTTACCTAATAACATCCAGAATAAATATCTTGCAGCATCGATTAAGTGATTAAATGCATCAATTGGAATATCTTTATTTCCTTTTTCCATCCACATATAATTATCTAATTCATTAATTAAATTTTCAGATGATTCAGTTATTAATAATTCATACTCTAACATTACATGTATACCTTGTAGAATAGATCCTTGTCCTTTATCAGCCATTTTAATATTAATTCCATATGCTTTTAAGTCATCGACTAATCTATTATCTCTATCAGACCATATACGTTTAGTTTTATCTAATTGTAATTGTTTTATAATAGATGCTATTTCTCCTAGCTTCAATCCTTTTCTATATAATAATTCGTGTAATATGATTTTACCTTTCCATTTATAAACCGCTATTAAAGTTGTAGGGTCATTAGTATATCCAAAGTCCATTCCATATCCTAATAGTTCTGCATCAATTGGAATTTTATCTATTACATCATATTGAAATATAGTTCCTTCTAATGCACCTATTTCACCATCGATATATACTTTACACCAATTCTCCCAGAATTTAGATGTTTTAGCTTTTTCTCTTTTATGTAATAGATCATCAACAATAGTTTGAGCAACGGCAAACTGTTTAGTTATAATATCTTTATTATCTAAATATGTTAATATTAAATGTTCTGAATCAGGTTCTTCTAAAACTTCAGTATGAGCCCAGAATTTATTAGCAGGGTTAAAGTCAATATAAATATCATTATCTGTTCTTGATGCGAACTGTAAATATGCATCATATGTTACACCTTTATTTGCTTCATTAATATATAATATATTACGTCTAGCACCTGTTGCTTTATCTTGGTCAGCATTAACAAATTCAATATAAGATCCATTGCTGAATGTATATTTACGATCTGATTTGTGCCATCTGTTTGAATCGAATCTACCAGTCAACACCATAATCTTTAAGAAGTCTTTCATTGCACCAGTTTTTAAATGTGCAATTGTACCAGCAACAACAGTAATTTCAAGCATAGGTTTTTTTAATGCTTTATTAATTAGAATAGGTAATATACCAAAAGTCTTACCAGCAGATGAACCACCTTGAATAACTTTCTTTCTTGCTTTCATTGCAGCAATTTTATTTATAGCTAATGTTCTTACAAATTTACTCATTAGTGAAATTAACGTCTTCTGTATTATCTAGATCTGGGAATAATGGTATTTCTATATTTTGATTAATAGTAATTTGTGTATAGAATCCACCCATTTTATTAAGCATCTCTAATGCTTTTAATTTAGTATTAGTAATAGATACAAAGTCTTGTACTTCAAATGCATCGCCTAATCTTATATCGCATTGTAGAATAGTATCTAATATTGTTTGAATGATGTGTTCTCTTTTAACACCATTCTTTATCATTTCAATATGTTGTCTTCTCTGTATTTCTGTTTTAATTATAACATTTGATAACAGCCTTGCGCCTTGAGCGTGAGCAGTTTTTTCAGAATAACCAGCACGTTTAGCAGCTTGAGCACCGTTTAAATCAATCATATATTCATCTATGAAACTTAATTGTTTTGGTGTAAGTTCTTCAGGTTCATATGGTTGTATAGTATTTGGCAAATAATCTGTTGCAGGAGTGTCTGCATCAAGCATATCCTTTAATTGATCTAATTTTAATCTAGTATTGTTATTATCATTATCACTCATAATATTAGAAAGTGAGTATACAATTTCTCATATACTCATTTTAATTTTTAATCTTCAGTTTCTTCGCAAACACAAGGGTTTTCGTTACATAATTCGTGTAATATGATTTTACCTTTCCATTT